GATATAGTCTTTTGGATCCATCTTTCTATGTTCATCACTCAGGCCCGATCCAACATTAACTTTAAGATTTCCATCCTTTGTTGTACAAGAAAGTGAACCTATTAGACCTTCATATTTGCCTGTACCCTCAAGAATTCCTTCAACAAGTAGGTCAGCCTCAAGTTCCGCTTTCATTTTTACTTGATATTTAGAACGTTTATCTTCCCAAGGAGAATCACCATTCTTTACAATAATTCCCTCTTCTCCAGCTTCTAATGCTTCATTGAAGAATTCCTCGCAATCTGCATAACTTCCAACAGTTTCAGTATGCAGAATACTAATAAGGTGATCTTCTTTGACTTTATGTGAGTAACCACCAGTAATTATTCCTTCCATTCTTTCCCGTAAAATATCAACTCGGTCAAAATATGGTATCTCACAAATTCCTTTTTTGAAATCTTCCAAAGGAATCATATCCCAACATTCAAATCTAACTCGTGCAGTTTCTTCAGGTGATATAGTACCCTTTACTGCTTTATTTAGAATTCCATTACCAGTTTTTCTATCAAGAATAAACAGATCATTCTCATCTAGTACGAGCAATTCTCCATCAAGCACCGCTCCGTGAAATACATCTAGAGATTCCAAAGTGGGGGATTTATAAAATACATTCATTACAAAGTTATCAAAGTGTCCAGCTAAACTAATCTGTTTACCATTTCTTGAACGAACATCTACTCTTCCTTCTCCATCTATGATAATATTTGCTCTCATACCATCCAATTTTGTCTGTACTAGAGCAGGATATTTAATAGCCTCGAAAGCCTTTTGATTAAAAGCACTTGCTAACATACAGGGATAGGTTTCGATGAATTCTTTACCAAATATTTTGTTTACAGTAGCAATGTTTACTCCGCACTTCAGGTCCTTCGTCACCACACGTTTAATAACTTCCGCATTATCTTCAGTAATACTCGATAAAATCTTTTGGAGATGCTTAATAGCGGCGTTTCCAGTAAGCTCCCGTTTCGTTAATAACTCTAATTGATTTAATCCCCAACTTAATGACTTAACAGGTAACTCTGTACGCTCGTATTTAGGAATTTTTCTCTGATAATATTGAGTATAGGGATCTAGGGCGGCTTTCAGGACACGTTTTAGTGTATCGTTATCCTTGTTCTTTAGGAGGATTTCCTCCTTGAATAAACGTGAATTATCACTTTCGAGTTCCGTTAGAACTTCTGAAACCCAATCATCTCTAATTTTACGAATATTTTCTTGATCATTCATATACAACTTTTACCATTTTAATTCTCTCAATTCTGGATGCTGTCTCTGTTTGAACATCCCTTCAGCCAGTGTTGGCTGAATGTAATTTATATTGATATTAAATCTTGCAGGAATATTTGTTGTAGTTGTTGAACAATGTTCCTCACCAGAATCAAATACCAGCACACGATTTGCTATGCTATCAATTTTTGTACCATCTTTTAACTTAGTATATCCATCACACGTATTCAATGATAATAAGGCAGAAGTATGTGAAAAATCAAAATCTGAATGCATTGGATGTTCGTGTAATTTTTCTGTATTTGGATAAAGATTGGCTTTTATTCGTACCAAAGCCTCCACTCCCAATTTCTCTAATACCGGAATTAGTTTATCATAAAGGGTGCTAACTGGCGTATTTTTTGCGTAGATCATATGAGAAAGTAAAAATATGTTATCTTCGACTATGTAATCCTTCGCCACAGTTGTTTGAAAAAACCAAGGTATTTCTTCTAAAAGAGATACTAAACTGACAAAATTTTCATCATCTAAAAAATTATCAATTATTTTATAGTTCATTGTTAGAAATCCGTGATTACGTCTGTTAATCTGGACAATCTATTCATAATAAAATAGTTATATAATTTCTTTCGACTGCCTGGTGGTGTTTTTTTAAATGCGTTCTCTATGTCATTAATAAGCAATTGTGGAATCTTTTCAAGATTAACAAGTTCATCATTCCTTGACCATCGTTCAGCCATTTCCTGAGTTTCACAAATCTCATCAGGTTTCTGAGTCATCCACATTTCTAATTTCTTTTTAAGAACCGGAGTTTGTCGGATTCCCTCTACAAGACAATCATCTTGCGATAAGAAATTTGGTACTCCATCACCCCTATCTCCTCGGATAGTGTGTTCTTTAAGATACGCTATTGGATTTGGATGTCGTACAAATTTCTTTTGCATAGGAGAATATTGCACAACTCCTTTGTATTTGTGTAGCTGAATAAAGTCTTTATCGGATGAGAGAATACAAATTTTCTCTTCTGCGTGGTGATACTTACATATCACACCAATAACATCGTCCGCTTCGGCTCCCATAACTTCTATGAATTTATAAGGGAAATGTTCTTTCAAATCTGACCGTAACTGATCAAAGATTTTGAAGATAATTTCCCAATCGAAAGGAGATTTTGCTCTACCCTCTTTTCTACCCGCTTTATAAAGAGGAAATACGTCCTTTCGCCAGTAGTGTCTGCTATCGTTACATATAACTAATTCTCCATATGTCTTATTGAATTGCTTTCTATAATTCCGAAGCGTATTCAATATCATATGTCGTAACAAGTCCTCAGATACATCTGCCTGAGTCTTTGCGTTCATCATCAAATTTCCAATCATTACCTGATTGAAGTCAATCAATATCATTTTTCCTCGTTTATTTTAAGAAATCATCTGTCCAATCGGGAATATTATCTGGATCGGTATATATGCACCGTGCTAAGACCTTATGTCCATTTCTTGTATGCTCAAAATATAATGACTTTACAAAAGGATATGGAGTAATGCGGATATAATTCATCATATAATTAATATGAGTTGTCATTAGTTCACAATCAGCATATTCCATAGGAAATTCTAACCGTCTTTGGTTAAATTCCTTACTAAGACCGTCAACCGCTTCAAATTGTGGATTAGCCGTTAATATGTAAACTATTAATATCCATTTCATAACAATACTCCATCTTTCGTGGGCGGTGCGTTCACTTCCCTTATCGCATCCTTGAGTTCACGAATTTCTTGGGTCAACTCTTTAATAGCTTTAATCAGTTCGTTTTCATCTTCTTCTGGAATTTCATCTAAAAAATCCATCAGAGTTTTTTCAGTTCTTTGATGAATTCTTTGGTTGTATTAATCATTTTCCACTTTTCAATTTGCTTATATAATACTGTGCCCTCATTTGTCAATTTAGTTTTTTCATCTTGACAAAGAGAATAGATCGGCATTTTTATTAATAGTTCTATTATACTCAATTCAAAGGTCTTTGTCAAGTCTTTTATAATGGCTTGACGATTCTTATTTTTGAAATCCAACGTCCCGTTGATAACCATTTCAATGAATTTAATCTTAGCTTGAATGACTTTAAGAGTCTCGGTACCTTCTGATATAAGATACTTATATCTTTCATCGTATTTGCCAATGCGATAGTCACAAAAGTCCTTGATGATATTAATAGGAGAATCATAGACTTTCAATTGTCCTTTGTCTGTAATAACCGTAATATTCTCGTTAATCTTTTTCTTTAATTTGAATAAGGAGACAATCTGATGATCTTTCAATTTCTTGGCACGCTTTAATGTAACATCAAATTTGAATCCAGTCTTATCGCACTTGTCAGTATAGGAGACAATCTTACCAGTGTCCTCTAGTTTATCAAGGATTTGGACATATGTTTCTCTATTGAATCCGACTGGTACTTCAGTAATTTCTAATTTAGTATATCCTGTTAGAGTGAATTCACCCTCACAATAAATTTCATCATTTTCCTCATAGACCTTTCCAGAGAACTCCGGAAAATGTGGGAGGAGATTTGCATTATCTATATTCTTGCCTTGAAGATATGTTTGACACAACTCTGAAATTTCTTTTGGATTTCTCGGTTGTATTTCTGTAGCGAATCCAACAGCAATTCCTTTAATTCCATTTACTAACACCCAAGGAATGATAGGTAAATAAAACTCCGGTTCTGGATCCTCTGGATCGGCACTCTTATCTGCGACCATAGTGTCAGCAAAATACGTATCAAAATTTTTACTCATTTTAACAAACGTATATCGTGGTGCGGCGGCATCGGGCACTAATCTTGATCCGAAACTTCCTTCTCCCTCAAGCAATGGTATATTATTTGAATGAACTTGAACCATCTTCGTAATAGCCTCGTTTAATGAAGCATCTCCGTGATGATAATTTGCAGTTGAAATCGTATTGCCACTGAGCGAAGCGGTCTTGATCCGACTATTCTTGGCAGTCTTCAATGCTGTAAAGAGAATCTTCCTTTGTGATGGTTTGAGTCCATCAATCATATGAGGAATTGCTCTACTGTACAGGACATATTTACTATATTCCTTATATTTTCCGTCTATTAGTTCAGATATATTCATTGCATTAACCATTGTTTTCTTGGGAGTGAGTTTTTCCCAAACGCAGTTTCGAGTGAAGAATTTGCTCCACCATCGTATTCAAGTGTTTCAGTCATTGGATCATTAATCATCAAATCATATTCGTCTATTGATAAACTACCTAATCCCTTATTATACTCTATTGACCAGCTATTGTCAAGTGATTCCTTTGCATAATCTTCCAAGTCATAGAATCTTTTAATTTCCTTACCCTTCTTCGCAATGACAATTGGAGATTTGATTAATAGTATCCGCTCTTCCTCGAATAGTTCTTTCCAGTTAGAAAAGAAATTTACTAGCAAAGCGGCGATAGAAAATCCATCGAAGTCTGCATCCGCTAAAATACCAATCTGTCCATAATTCAAATAAACTGCGGGTTCACCAAGTTCCAATCCTATAATGGACATCAATTCAGATAATTCTTTGTTCTTCATAATCTCGGTGGGTTTCAATTCTCTTACGTTTCTGACTTTACCACGCAATGGAAATCCACCGTGGATTTCTGTATCTCGTACATTAATTAGATTGGATATTGCTGATTGTCCTTCTGTGATAAACAGAATTTTATCATCAGGATTTTTGGAAGATGCTGAAATATGGGTAGCTACTTTCTTTTTCTTCATACCCTTGTTGGCTTTTTTCAATGCTCTTGCCTCTGCCAACTGCTTTTTGAGAAGGAGTGTTTCGATAATAGGTTGTATTATCTCATCATTCCTTAGAATTCGATTGATAAATTTTTCATCAAGG